GAGCAATTTCCCGTTGGCCTGATTGCCGTAAAACACCTCACCCTCTGCATGCGGGCTGGTACGGACAAATACAGCGATCTGTTTGCAGTACTGCCTTTCCTTCCTCAGCTTCTCTGCAGCTCGTTCTGCAAAGGCACAGACGGCCTGACGCATGTCCATGTATTCGGTGATACGTGAGCCAAAAGAACGTGAGCACACTATCTGCTGTTTGGTTGGTGCGAACTCTTCAAGCTCTAAGCAGGGCTCGCCACGCAGTTCCCTGACCGTGCGCTCAAGCACAACGTTAAAATGTTTACGGATGATGTACGTGCTCTGCTCAGCGAGGTCTTTAGCAGTAGTGATACCCATGGCATTAAGTTTTTTACTGATGCGCCGCCCAACGCCCCAGACATCCTCTACAGGAACGAGGGCAAGCAACTTTTTCTGCCTGTCAATGTTGGACAAGTCCAGAACGCCGCCTGTCTTACTCCACTTTTTAGCAGCATGGTTAGCCAGCTTCGCAAGCGTTTTTGTCTGGGCTATGCCAACACCGACAGTGAGGTGGGTTTCTTGTTTGATTCTGGCTCGCACCTTTCGCCCGAGATCATCAAGTGAGGTAAGACGCTGCATGCCATCTAGGCACATGAAAGCTTCATCAATCGAATATATTTCGACTGCCGGGGCCATGTCCTCCAGGGTCGTCATGACGCGATTACTCATATCGGCATAAAGCGCGTAATTAGAACTGAAGACCTGAACGTTATGCCGCCTGAAATCATTCTTAAGTTTGAAATAAGGCGCTCCCATAGGTATCTGCAACGCCTTGGCTTCTGCAGACCGGGCAATTACGCAACCGTCGTTGTTGCTGAGAACAACGACAGGTTTTCCGCGCAGGTCAGGTCTGAACACTGTCTCACAACTGGCGTAAACGAATTAACGTCAACCAGGGCGAACATCAGAAGCCACCATTGGGATTGAAAACCTGAAACACGCGTTCCTCGCCTTCAGAAGTTGAGATGTCGCGGAAGGTTGTTGTGTGCGTCTCTATCCACTTGTTAGCGGCGCGAAGCGTGTAATGCCAGTTGAGGCCGTCAAGTTCGCGTACAAAGTCCAGAGTGCTGAGTGTGTAGCGGCCTTCGCTGTCACGCTTAATGGCCTGACGAAAGGCAATCATGATTTCGTAGTCACGGGGCATTTTTTACCCTCCGATTTTTACTGTATATAATCACAGTAATATCAACCCATGAAAATGATCAAGCCGATGTGGATGTGAGATTTGTAAAGGTGTTGGCAGGAAAGGAATTTTATTTTGAAGGGTGCAGGGCGAGTGACTAAGCTTTAATCACCCACCCCGTAAACCTGCTCAGACAGGATCGGCTCAGTGATTGCCCGGTCGCCGGGCTTTTTTACTCATCTAACCCATCTAACGACTTCATGCGAGCCTGAAGCTCCTTAATCATTTCATCTCTCGCTGACAATTGTTCGCTGAGTTCACTGATGGAAAGAACTGCGTCCGCCAGGATGGCGTTAGTGTTCAGGCCCCATATGTTCTCACCGCTTTTGGGCATATCAGTATCAGCGCCATGCTCAGGCCTGTCGGCATATGTCGGATCAACTGCATAGGCTGACTGAGCAATAAAACCTCGTTGAGGCTGCTCGTATCTGTAATCGTTTATATCGACCTGATACTTGAGCCACTTGTAATCCTGCACAGCAGTTTCTGCAAGTTTAAGCACCCGCTCAAGTGCTTTACCCTCCGGCTTACCTGACTTATCTTTAATGCGTCCATCAGAAGCCGATATCTGCACATTGCCTGCATTGGTAACGATCTTGCCGTCATGCCTGAAGGTGTGGAACCCATTATCCCCAATCCCCAAAGTCACCCCAAGGTAATTGCCCGGAACAGCAGCTACCTGTTGATAAACAGTCGTTCCCACACCGATATCAATCTGCGTCCAACGGTCAACATCTAAGTAAGTATTGCCAAAGGCATTATATCGGGCACCAGCGGTATTAGTGCGGTAGGCGGAAGCAGCGCTGTGCTGAATACTACCTGTAATCTGTCCTCCAGAATTCTGCAAAGCACCGGTTATACGACTGTCATCACCAGCTGCAACCGTGCCTGATGTAGTGCCTACATCCAGTGTGGATGCGCCTTTAAGCTCCAGATTTTTTCTGGCAGCACCTTTGTCTGATATGCCCGCAAGGTTTTCAGCCTTAAGAAGCACATCATCTTTACTTGGTTTACTGGCGTACTGCTCAGCCATATAGCCCCAGCTCGGGCCTGTAAAAGTCGTTCTGTCAGGCCGAACTACATCGACAGACTGCTCATCGCTGTAAATTTTCTGCCAGTTCTGAAAGTCCAGAATGCGGCCGCGCGCCACACTGGCAATGTCATTGAGGATTTTTTGCGTAATAGCAACCTGCAAAGAAGCCGGAACAGCATTCCAGGCTAACCCGCTGGTTGTAGGGCCATCAAAGGCAACGGCCAGAGTTAACTGCGTGTCTGAAGTGATGTTTGCGGCCACTAGCGTATAAGGAGCGCCACCCACATTTACGTATACGAAATCTCCTACCTTTAACTCAGTGGTGAAGCTGGTACCTGTACCGCTCACTGTGGTTGATTTGTTGGTTAGTGCGATAGTGCCTGCTGGCATAGGTTATCTCCGGGCAATAAAAAACCCGGCACGGAGGCCGGGTCTTGTAGGATAAGGCTGCTAATCATTTTTCACAGGTGGAATGGGTAAAATTGTTTTTTGATACCCACTTCCACCCGAAAGGGTTTCCAGCGTAATACTGTGTCTGGTTCGCCTGCTTTCTGACGCCGTATATCTGAACAGTGGTATCCTGACCACCGATGCTGGCCGTTGCAGTGCACTGTGTTGGAGGTAACGTTTGGCACCCTGAAAGCAGGGCAACTAAAATTAATAAAGCAATTTTCTTCACGATGAAACCCTTATTTATTTTTAATATCCTTTTACACATAATTAAAATATACATCAATTAATCTTATTGATCAAAAAGATCGAATTTCAATATTTATCGACATTAATGCAAGTTAGCAAACATCGTGAATTGCTATAACTGGGATTGGAAACATTACCGTCTACTGACCCCTGACCAATGCCAGAACGTAAAAAAGTTTGTGATCCATTGAAATGAGCAGCTAGATAGAATGTTGCGCTCACCGGTCTTGCCTGACCTGTTGAATTATCAACTCCCGTAAATAAACCACTCCAGAAGGGAGCTACAGCCCAACTGCCGGCCAAAGTACCAGTGTATCTAAATCCCGAATTCGTATCAGATGACTGATCCCCTAATGAAGTCACATCCCTCAGAACTTTGCTTTCGTTGGTTAGAATGCAATTATTCTGGGCATCCCAAATCGCCACCCCCCACGCCGGGACGGGTTGGTTTGCATACCCAAAAATGAAAACAGTTACTGAGGTTCCAGTCTGGTAATTCATATACAGCCGCCATGTGTTGCTGTCCATTTGCAACCACGAACAGTAGTTGCTTGTTGTACCCGCGTTATCCTGAATGAAAACAAACCTCATCACTCCGTCATTCGGGTACAAATCTATTGATCTTAACCCGCCAGGTGATGGAACGCTGTAAACAACTTTATTGACCAGAGTCAATGGTCTTGTGCCATCTATGTAAAATGGCACGCCTTGGGAATCTGTCAGAAGCGCCCCAAACGACATAACTTACCTCGCATAGACAACTACAAAGTTCATCTGATATTTACCTAAGGTTCCCGAAGAATAATCGTCATTTGCAACGCTCGATATTGTCACACTGTTGCCAGATATCGTTATTCGCATTCTCCCGATGTAATTACCCCCGGCCTGATGCAGGTAAGACAGGGAGTAGCCAGAAGGCAAATAAAATGACTGCGTTCCCGTGTAATTGCTATCAAACTGCATAGTCCCTACAGCGTTTATCTTGACCAGTCCAGTGTTATTATCTCTTCCGGCTGCATCCCACGTACCAAATCCCCAGGCCATTAACTTAGTTTCCCCATTTTCACACGCAGCACGCCATTTGCGTCATAAACGCTTATTGCGGTATTTGTCTGCGTCATGCGCCCACTGCCATCAGTGCCGTTATTTTCGAAATTACCGTCTTTACTGATTCTCCAACCGACAGAGCCCGCCACATAGTTATTCGACTGAATATACCCGCCGATCATGGCGTTTGTTATCCAACCCTCGCCAATAAATGCCTGGCTGATTAGCACCTGTCCGTCTTTGATAACGAAGGGTGAATAAACGTTTTTACCGCTGCCATTAATGACGACAAACTGATTGGCATTGACTGCGAAGCGTGTATCAACTGAACTTCCGTTGATGGTCACGGCAACTGACATACCTGCGTCATAATTAGCACCGCCGTATTTAATTCCCGCCTTCAGCGTGTAGATTGCTGACCCGCCTGCTGCATCCGTATAGGCAACCATTCTTTCAGAAATGGCCGCTTCATTTTTATCAAAGCGGGACGTTACATCTGTGCGGAGGTCTGCAACAGAACTCTGCGCATCAGCAGCCACTCTTTTTGCCTCAATTATCCCTGCTTTGTTTTCACCGAAATTTGCCCACTGCTGCTCTACATCGTCATAATTCGCGAGAATGCTCTCAGCCAGGGCGTTCGGATCGGTAATGAGCGGTGTGAGTAAAGCCTTGCCGTCATCAGACTGAAGGTATTCTTCAACCACGCTGCCTATCAGATCATCGGCGTTGACGTTTGACATACCCGCCTTAAAGTCTGTCCAGTCACCAGTATTCCCGATTTTGTCCACCAGCCGTGCCCGATACCAGCGACGAACGCCAGCAGGCATAGGACCATGCTGATAGCTGACACCCGGATAAGGAACGTAGGCCAGGAGCTGTGGATTAAGGCCGTCTGCCGTCGTGGCAACCTGAATTTCAGTGTAAGCCGTATCGCCAGAGCCGTCAGGAAAACCATATGTGACATCGATAGCCCACACCACATTATCTGTTGCCATCAGGTTAACTGGCGTGCCGGGCTTACCGACTTTACCCGTCAGCGCTGTTGAATCTGCGTACCCCCAGGGTGATGAAACCTCAGCAGCATTGACAGCTCTTACCCTGACATCGTAAACGCCCGTATAGATGCCGCGAATGCTGAAGCCCTGAGCGCTGGTCTGACTGACGTTAACCCAATCGCCTTTATCCTTACGCCACTGAGCTACATAACTGATCGCACCCTCAACCCTGTCCCATGTCGCCTGCATTGATGCCACAGACAAGCCTTGCTCAACGTAGCTGACTTCTTCCAGCTTAATGTTGGCCGGAGCCTTCAGAACGTTGATGGGGGTTACAGTAATGGGCGCTGGCTCAATGCGTACACCGTCATCAATGTAGCGGTACTTGTTCGGGTCATGCTGGACGCCCGCGACAGTAAACGTGCCATCGTCATTGCCTGAAATGGACGTAACGCGGAAGTACTGAATAGCCAGCTTGTCACTGTCAATTGCCCAGACGGCACCTGCAACAGGGTCAATCTTGAATGAAGTGGCTACCGTAACCGTTTTTTTGTCCGCACTGACGGCGGATATGGTGCGTGTCTGCGCCGTTCCGTCTGGCAGATTAACCACAAGCCTGTCGCCAGCGGCATAATCGATGGCGCGGTCCAGCCCGAAGCTGCGCCCGTTAACCGAACTCAGCCGCCCACCGTTTTGCCTGCCACTTCTGAACGGGTCGGCTACGCCGATAATTTCGGCCGGCACCGGAATATAACCATCCAGGCCAACGCCAAATGAAACAGTGCCGTCTTTGGCATTCGACAGAATAGCCCAGCGTCCACGGCGGTGAGCCTCGCTTTGCGAAGTACATCCAATCGCCGTCAGGCTCATTTCGCGCACACCATAGCGCTGAACCAGATCGGAATCGTAAACGCCTTCAACCGTATCCGAGTAGTGATTGATTGGGTCTGACCAGCTCACCTGACAGGATGAATACCGGTTCTTATAGCTGCCTCCTGCATAGGTAAACAGCCCGTCAATCACGTTTGATGCGTGATAAACAAAATCCACATCAACGTTGCCGTTTGAATCGACCTGCGGCACGTCTGCATTGACGAAAATCTGGTTGTTTCCCCAGAAGGTAATGCCACGAAATATTGCCGCTATGTCCTTCAGAACGGTGTAAGCATCCTGCTGACTCTGGATGAAGACGTTACAGGTAAATCGCGGCTCAGTACCGCCAGCACCATTTGGCACAGGCTGATCGCAGTATTGCGCGATGCTGTACAGCTCCCACTTGTCAATCATGGAAGCGTCAACACGCGTTCCCATGCCATAAATTCTGTCCAGAACCAGATCGTAAAAGACCCATGCCGGATTGTTGGTGTAGGCGTATTTAAAATCACCTGACCATGTGCCGTTATAGCTTCGGCTGACCGGGTCATAGGTAGTTGGTACGCGTACCAGTTTACCTTTTGGCTTGCAGGTGACTTTGGGGGCCTGCCCGTTGAACTGGCTGGAGTCCACTTCAATATAAAGCAGTGCGGTATTAGGGCAGCGCAGTTTGCTGTCAATGACTTCCGCAAATGAGAAAACGCGAAAAGCATTAAGCAGCTTTGATGAGGTTGAATCTGCCGTGATGCGGCGGACCCGGATTGACCAGCCGCTGCTGGCCCGAGGCAAATCAATGCGGTGATCGCGCTGATACTCGGATGTCGTTTTACCGCTGAAACGTCCATCAACCACCTGAACCCAGCCGCCGCCGTCTGTAGACAGGTCAATGGCGTACTGTGTAACGGTGCCAACCATGTCGCCGTTGTCTTTATACTGATACTGAACGGGCAGACTCAGTTTGATTCGTATAGCGTCCAGAGACAGGTTGTTATACTGGCGCGTCCAGGGCAGTGACTGCGTAACGGTAACACCAACAGACAGCTCGTTATCAACCTCTGGCATGCCAGAAATGTAGGTCTGGTCCTGTGTGCCTTTGCGCCAGTCCCAGACAACGCCAGTGAAATTGTAGCTGCCGTCGTTATTCGCGAGCTGCGTATCATTAAGGAAAATTTGCTGTGCGGTTAAATCACCCTGAATTTCACCTTCAGAGATTGCCAGCAGCATTTTGAGTTTCGCGACTGAAAGCAGATCATCAGCCTGCTCTACCGGAGTGTGCGCACTGCCCCCGCCACCACCTTTGTTACCCTGGATAGTCACACCTTCGAGAAGCCGCATATTTCACCCATAAAAAAAGCCACCCGAAGGTGGCCTGTGGTAATCAAAAAATTTATTGCTGATCGCTGGTAAAGCTGCCCGCGCTGATTATCGCCCCGCCAATTTCACGCTCGCCGTAGAGAACGGGAACCGGATAGCCCATCGCAACGGTGTTAACAGGTGCACCGAATGCATAGTTGGGCTTGTTGTCCGTGCTGGATGAAGCGCCAACATTAAATTTGGGCTGCGGCGTCAGCATCTGAACCACTCCGCCCAGCAACATGCTGATACCCAGGCTTGTCAGTGCGGTTGTGGCTAACCCTGCTGCCGTTGCGGTGCCAAGCGCCGCACCATATGCTGCGAGAGATGCACCCGCTGTAAAAAATGCGGCCACAATAGCCACAGCGCCAATGATAATTTGCAGCGTGCCGCCGCGCTTTGAACCTTCAATGATGGGCTCCATTTCAAACTCAGCAGACGCAGAACACATATCAAACTCCTGAAGCGAGATATTGTCTTTTCCACTGAAGAATGCAAAACGAACGCCATTGAGGTGCGCGTTAGATACGTACTTTTTGAAGCCCGGCACCTGTGAACACATAGCGCGTATAAGCTCGCGCAGGTCTGCAACGTGGAATCGGTGAACCCGCCCAAACTTTTTTGCCATGATCCCTTTTAAACGCATCGTTTTAAGCATCAGCCAGCTCCTTACGCCTGACAACCCGTACCGTTCGGTTACGCCAGTAGTCGCCGTAAGGAACGCGTGTCGAAAGATTGCCCGAGTTATGATGAAGAATGAGGTTTTCGCCGAGATAAATAGCGGCATGGTTTGTTACCGGGGCCTGAATGCGCATCATGATCATGTCACCTTCGCGCATTTCAGGAGGTGGAACCTCAATAAAACCTTCGGCCTGCCAGTTTTCGTCATAGCGGTTTTCTTTGCCGTCAATCCACCATTCGTAATCCACCGACCAGTTATTCAGCGTAATACCATGTTCCTGACGGTAATAATCCATGATGAGCGTCCAGCAGTCTGCGAAGCCAAGCACCCACTGACGCCCGACCAGCTCGCGTTCACCTCTCGGGCTAATCGTGCAGAAATCGCCGTCCGGCCACGACATGATGCCCCACTCAACGCCAGAATAATCGCACTGCACGCGATCACGTTCAGACGGTATAAGCTGCGGCACGTCAGGGTGAGAGTGAATGACCATCAGCACTGCGCCCTTCTTTTCCGCTTCCCGCTTTTCTTCGGGCGAAATGGCAAAATGCTCGGTTGGATTGTCTGAAATATTTTTGCAGGGGATATAGATTTGAGCCCTGCCCGCCTGAACCACCAGCCCACAGGCTTCTTTCGGATACTCAGCGGCCACATGTTCTGTGATTGCCGCCATAATTTTTTGGCGCATCGCTATTTCCCCTGAAGATTGGCGGCAGGGAAGCCCCCGAAAGGTAGCGGCTCGTTATCTCCAAAACGCGCCTTACAGTCTGCCAGGCGACCGCCGCACACGTCCTTTGACGGGTCAGAAGTCGGTGAGCCGTCTTTGGCAAAATAGCGATTACCGGCATAATCACAGCCGGTTCCCGTCCGGTACCAGCCACGCATGCACCATGTGCAGACGGGTGTAATCTGACGCGAGGGCAACTGCAGGCTCTGAATGTCGAACGGTGAACACAGCTCAAAATCCACCTGAACGCGGGTTTCTGCTGTCTTTGCGTTAACATAAAAAAGCTGAAGGCGCTCTTCCTGCGGATTGGCACTGGCGTTGCCTGCCGTCCAGTTAGCCGCATCCAGATACTTGACCATCGTGGTATGTATTTTGACTTTGGCTTTTACCAGATCATCAAACTGCAGGCAAAGTGCGGTGACATAATTACCCACGTTCCCGACAGAAAGTTTTGGTGTTGGCTGCGTCCCTGAGCTGGTCATTTCAACGCCTGTCAGCTCGTAAGGGTGCGGATCGTACTCATTCCCCTGCCAGATGATTGAGGGCAGGTTTTCAGCCGCAAAGGATTTCCACCCGTCTGACGCAATGTTGTAGGCGTGAAAGCGAAGCACGGTATCAAGCCCCAAATCAGTGCCGTCAATTTCAATCAACTGCACCAGACTGCCAGGCTCCAGCGTCTGTACATCCTGATTAAAACTCATTTTTCACCCATAAAAAAAGGACGCCGGAGCGTCCTGTAATATCGTGACATGTCACGGCGCAAAAGCCTGTTCAAAGGTGAAAGTAATCTCCACAAAATCACCGTTGATGAATTTGGGATTAATTGAATCAGCCTTTACCCTGAACAGCTTTTTCTCACCCCATGGATTTGTCCACCAGAATGAACTGGCAACGTGTGCTTTAAGAAAGGCCCTTAGCTCGGCGATGACGGCCTTCCTGCCGTTACAGGTCAGCGACCAGGTTTCAGACTCATCATTGATACCGCGACCGGACACCTGCTTATAACCGTCCCCAAACTGCGCAGTATTTGTTGAGACGTTAACCTGCTCACTGGCCTGCAGCCTGACTTCCCATGTAAAAGTGTCTGTCGCCATTGTTACTGCCGCCCGTTGTAGAGAACCCCGCCAGGAGTCATTTGTGATTTAGCCCAATCATTAACTTCTTTGCGGATTATTCCCTGCAGCTGTTTCGCTGCTGATGCAGTTTTTTCAGTACCTGCGTCACCACTGTCAGACGATCCGCTGATATGAACAACCGTATCGCCAATATTGATTACCGGAGTACCACCACCAGAACGCGCCACGCCGGACGCTACAGGCCGCTCAGTGGGTGCAGTAACCAGCCCGCCGTCAGCATATCCGCGCATCATGTCGTAAAGGTTTGAAACGCCAATGCGCTCCGTTGCCTCTTTGGTGAAAACGAATTCACCTTTATGAACCACACCTGCCGGATCGTTCTTCCCGCCAACTCCCGTGAAGCCGCCACTGTCAAACCCCTGATAACTGGTACTCATGCCCATCGCGCCGGTACTGCCAGTAGATGCCGCCACACCTGAGCCGACGGCACCTAATGCGGAACCGCCGAAGCTCATAAAGGATGACAGCACTGTTTTAGTGAGCAGAGCCTGTGCGGTCATTTCAACCAGACTTTTAATGACGCTTTGAGCCAGCGACGCAAACAGGTTTGAAATGCTCTCCTTAAAAGACTGTGTACCAGTAAGCAACCCTGTCAGGGAGTTGGTCACTCTCTCCGACGCTGCTTCCGCCAGGCTCACAATCCCTTTATTCAGCGCGCTTTGCCCTGCATAAAGATTAAGAGCAGCCTGATACTGCGCATCAGCTGAATCCCTTGAGGATTTCTGCATCAGCGCTTCATAGGTTTCCTTATTGAGTTTGCCGTTGGCGTAATAGGCATCGTAAAGGCTCTGCTGCTGCACAAGCTGATTCTGGAGCTGCGCGACCGGGTCAACTTCACCCGCTATGTTCAGTTTCGGTGCTGCCGTACGGCTGGCCTGTGCCTGAATAAGCTTTTGGGCAGAGTCATTTGCAAGCGTAATACGGGCTGACTGATACTCCTGCTCAGTCATCAGACGTGCCGCATATAGCTGTTTAAGATCGCGGCTTGCCTCTGACTCCTGACGCATAACCGCCTTAGCCGGAGAATACTGCTCAGCCAGTTCCTGACGCTGCTGTTGATAGTTTGCCGCGTTGAGCGTTATCACGCGCTGAACTTCAGCCTGACTCACACCAGAGGCTTTAGCCTCCTTCAGGATTTTTTCCTGCGAGGCCTTTTCCTGAAGGTTGATTTTTTCCAGGCTGGAAGCGTGCGCCTGCTCTATCTCATTGCGAAGGGACTTAAACTGCTTGAGCGCCTGCGCGGCTTTTTTATCTGCTTTAGCGGGGTCCTCTCCACCCCAGGGGGATTCGACTTTTCCCGCATCAGCCGCTGCGGCTGTCGCTGCCTGAATATCGCTTTGAAGAGCTTTAGCCCGGTCAGCAACGCCTGTTTTCACAAGGAAGCGGGCATTAGTTGCGTTAGTGATGTTATCTCTGGCTGTTGATGCCGCTGAATCAAGGTCTTCGAGCTGCCCCTTTAGCTGACGCTTTTCTTTTTCAAGCGTTTCAGCAGAGGGGAAAAGAAATCCAAGCGATGAACCTTCGCGGCTTTTAGCAAGGCTGATCCGCGTGTCGCTGTAACGTGACAGCTCACCTTTCACTTTTTCACGCTGCGTGTTGATGTTGTTCAACTGCTCAGTGTAATCGTCTAATTTAACCGACAACTTCACATCCGAGAGTTGCATCAATGCCGCTGTTGTTTCAACTACCGCGCCTTTCAAATCAAGTGCTGACTGACGGGCCTGCTTGGCCTGCTCATGGAAATAAAGCACAGCAGAACCGGCCAGCATGGCTGCGCCTACGGGACCACCAATGAGCGAGAGTGCGCCACGCGCCAGCCCGGAAGCAACCGATGCTGCCCTCGTACTGAGAGAAAGTTGTGAATTAGCCCCGGCAAGCCGCTCAGTAGCCGCTGCTTCAGCGATTCTCGACTCTCTGATCGTGCGACTTAGCGCAACCTGCTCTTTCTGATAGCCAACATTGATGCCCGCTGCCGCGTTGGCCGCTGTACGCGTGCCAAGATAACGGGCCTCTTCCTGAGCCTGTGACCGCGTGGCCTGTGCCGCTGCAATGGTCTGCTTCGCGATTTCGGCCTGCTGTAATGCGTTTCTCCTGACTGCCATTTCGTTAGCGGTCCAGGATGTCACACTTTCCCTGAGCCCCGCTGTCAGTTTGGTTGAGATAACCGGAATCAGGGTATAGAGCGCGACTGAGGCAACGGTATTAAAGTTATCAGCCAGGGCGTTTACGGATTCCGTAATGCTCTGAACACCGGAGCGAAGAGGACCGTTACCAGACTGACCGACCTTGATGATCAACCTTCAAAAGCGCTTGTCAGCCCCATCAGATCGCCGGTGAGGTTATTCACCCTGACAGCGGCCTGCTCATGGGCAGTCTGCGTACCCGTAAGCGATTTGGTCAGCTCATCAAGTTTGCCTCGGTTACTGGTAAGAATGGAGGCGGCGTTAATGTTCTCTACGCCAAACAGCTTAACGGCCTGCGCCGTAGAGAGGTTTTTGCCTGCAAGATTCTCCAGCGCTTTGCTCAGCCCGACAACAGAGGGCTTGAGCGTCTTGTCCGTACCTTTTTCGAGGTTCAGGATGATATTGCGCAGCGCGGTACCCGCTTCACCGCCTTTGATTTCACGCGATGCCAGCACCTGAATAGCAGCATTGAGCGTTTCAAATCCGATCCCGGCCTGCGCTGCGGCCACACCACCATTTTTAATCGCGGCGGCGGTGTCGTTAATTTCAGACGCACCGAATTTGGCACCTGCAGCCAGCACGTTAATGTAACGGTCTGCCTGCTCAGCGCCCGCGCCGAACTGATTGAGTGACAGCGCCAGCGTGCGCGTTGCATCAGGCAGCGTACTGCCGCCAGCCTGAGCTAACAACAGGGCGCTGTTAGTGGCCTTTTGCAGTCCGTCCGCCGTTTCAAGCAGTTCCGGCTTAGCCGAAGCCATCAACTTCAATGCTTCAACCGCCTGACTGGCACTGTACTCTGTGGTACGCCCCATCTGCTGCGCGGCCTGATCGAGGGCGCGCAGCTTGTCACCCGTTGCGCCGGTAATAGATGACAGGTCAGACAGTGCCTGCGAGTACTGCCGCGAAGTCTGGATAATCGCACCCAGCGAAAAACCCACGCCAGCCAGCCCGGCTATTCGACCAGCAAGGCCGCTCACAGTGGAAGTTACGCGCTTATAGGCCTCTTCAGTCTTTTTGGCATCGTCCTGTGCCTGTCGGTTGAACTGGCGCGACTGTTTGTTAGCATCGCCATACGCGCCGATAAGCTGCGTTTTGAAGTTGGCCGCATTGAGGTGAAGCCCTACGGCAAGGGAAGCGACATCAGCCATTACATTAACGCCCTCATGACAGCATCACACTGCTGACTGACGTCAGGCGCAGTTACGTTACCTGCCGGGTGATGCGGGGTTGCGACAGAAGAAGTGTTTTCAGGGCCAGGCTGTTTCAGAATTCCCTGTTGAAGAAAGTACGCCCGCCAGTGGTTCAGCACGTCACAGGGCAGCGCCGCTATGACGGAGGGGTCAGGTTCGCCCCACCTGTCAGCCAGCCAGAAAATAAGCTGGAGCCACGGCGAGCCCGTTAGTTTTTTTCCGCTTCTTCCAGTTTGCCGATAGCGTGCGTTTTGACGCGCCCAATCGCTTCCAACAGGGCTGGATTGTCATGCGAATCAATCAACTCAGCCGCCGTTGGCAGCAGCTCAGCAGGGATAGCTGAACCGTCAGCATTCACCAGGCTGTCAATGACAAGCTGAACGCTCATTTCTGAAATAGCACGGACATTTCCGCCTTCCTGCACCTTATCAAGCGCCTCTTCATAGCTGATAAGCTCGCCCGCGGTACGACGGCGGATATAAACAGGTGTACCGAACATTTCGGTTTTTACGGCGGTGTTCTTTGGCTGCAACAACAGTGACTTGAGCTTTGAAATATCGAAATTATCTGACATCAGATTTTACCTGCTGAGTAATTAAAGCCGCCATGACAGCGGCAATGTTAAAATTAAGAGCCGGAAGCAACGCCCCACTGGATGTTGTTTTGCTTGCCCTGAACGGTGATCTGAATGACTTCACTGGCAGGTGCGGTGATTTCATTCATCTGCCAGCCAGACAGCGCCAGCACCATGTTGGCGGTGCGACCGTTTGGCAGTTCGACGTAAAACTGCACCGTCTGACGGTTTTGCGCAGCGTTGAGGAAGGCCGCAAAATCGGTGTTAGACGGGTCGTCCACAAAGCCTAGTGATTTTTCAGGCCCTTCAGGAAGGTCAGAAATAAACTGCTTGCTCTTATCAATGAGCGTGGTGCAGTCAACGAAGCCGCCCGTCTGGCCCGTTGCGCCGAGCGCTTTACAGTTAATCAGCGGTTTCATCGCGGAAACTGCCGCGCCAGCCGCGCCCCACATAACCACGGTGCCAGCAGGCAGCATCGCGTATTCTGGCGAAGTTTTATCAGCCATGACTTTTCTCTCTGTTGAAGTGGTAGCGGCTGCTACCCGTTGTTTTGAATGCGGTCCCGTATTTCAACCGCAAGGATTCTGAGGACACGGGATTTGTTATAATCCAGCGCCGGACGGATAAAGGGCGAAGGAACCTGTTTTACTGTGCCGAATTCCTGAGCCAGCGCCTTGATAAAGTGCTGCTTGCTGGGTCCGACGCGAAGCACGACGACTGCATTGCCTTTGGTACGGGTTGTGGAACGGATTTTAATAGAGTCACGCATGTGCGGGCCCTTTGCGGACTCGTCGTAACCTGCGTGCTCTTTCATGTCCTGCTCAACTATTTCAAGGGCAGCCCGGCCAGCGTCACGCAAAACTTTTGTACCGGCTTTCTCACCCAGGGCGATAAGCTGGCGTTCTAGCTCATCAAGCCCTGTAACCTGCATGCTCAGCACATTCACACCTCACTGAAATAGATGATGAAATCTCTGCTCAGACGGTACTGCACTGCGTTATTAGGCAGCGTGACTTTATCCTGTTGCAGAGAGCCGCGCTCAACGTACTGAACCGGATAGCCGCCAATATCACCATGCCTGATGCCCTTCCACATCTGCCAGAGTTGATTATCCAGCGCCAGCAGGCCCGTATAATCAGATACTTTGACAAAGGAAATCTGGAAGCGCCCCGCCACCAGCGACGTTCTGACAAGACCACTTTCAATCTCGGGGTCAGAAATGCGCTGATAGGTAATACCTTGCTGCTCAGTGTCAGGAATGAGTAAGGGGTAAACCTGCAGTTCGGACAGCGCCTGAAGGGCTTTGTAAATACCTGACTCAATCATGACGCACATCCCTTTCAGCAGTGATGACGGCACGATCACGCATGCTGCGATCAACGGCCCTGATGGTATAAACCTCATTCCCCCAGCTTATTTTCCAGTCCGTCTGAACATCCATACGCGGGCGGATAGTGAACTGCCATGTCTCAACAATTTGTTGCTGATCCAGACTGCGGATTTTGCGGTTTGAAATGTTTTCAGCTTTGGCCCAGATAAAGGGTGAACTGATAACAACCTGACCCGGCAATACCTCACCAAGCGGCCCGCGTTCTGATTCAGTGCGCTGTACCCTGATGCGTTTATCAAGCTCGCCAGCCGCCATCCCTGTCATAGACCATAAACCTTATAGGGCTGAAGAAGCGCATCCACTGCCAGAGGCATTTCACTGGTTTTTTGTTCACTGACCGCTTCGCGGTTTGCATACCAGTGACCAACCAGAAGCAATATGACCAGACGTATGTCATCATCAAGCAGCAGGCGATCATCGTCGGTATCAAACCCCGCATCAGCGTTGGTTTCATAAAGGTTTCGGCGCGTCCATTTTTCAATGTGTCGCTTTGCTGCACCAATGTAGATGGTTAACAACGAATCTTCGCTGGTATCGTCAGCATCAATACGGCAATGCTCTCTCACCGTTTCAAGACTGATAATCATGATGAGAATCCCGAAAGAAAAAGCGGCCCGAAGGCCGCTTTACTGATTAGCTGCCTGATCCAGTCAGGGAGCCATACACAAACGCTTCTGGACGATAGACCGCCAGAGCAAGACGCTCTTCGCAGCGGATTGAGATCATGTTCTTCTCAAAGTCATCCTGGTTTTCGCTGGAAACCACAACGTTTGCATCTTCGCGGTCAAAAATCTGCGCACCGGAGTTAAACGCGCCAGTCAGGAACTTACCGAGGAACTGAGCAGCTTCCGTTGCCACTACTGGCAGACCCCATAAAGTAGGTGTGGTCAGTTGTGAAGGATTTGCCAGGATATAACGCCCCAGCGTATCTTTACTCAGTTCAATTTTGGCCCAGTCAGTAAAATGCAGAACATGGCCTGATGCCGGGAATCGTGCCAACTGTGCCTGCAACATGGCAAGACGCAGAACATCAATACCGGTTTCATTCTGAACTGAGAACGCCTGGCTGAAAGCTTTGGCCTGCGGCACAATCCCCGTAAGGTGAGCGCCTTCGCCGTTGCCGAACAAAATTTCCTGCTCTTCAACATAAGCGAGCCCGTAACGCATTTCAGCGTCAACCGTAGACTGTAGTTGTGCAAAGTCGTCCAGAATCTGTTTTGAAGCCTTAAACATGTGAGCGATAGTGCGCACTGCTGTGGTTTTCTCAGCGAACTTAATATCACTGTAAGGCTTGGTAGTGTTTTCCGGCACGACCGAAGCGTTATTGGTAAATCCGGTCTGCTGAACGTAGTAAATGGTGTTCGACTGTGTACGTCCCGGCGCAATCAGATCGCGAATGAAAAGACGCTGCTTAGGCGCTGTATCAATACCCGGCAGACGCTGAGGCGCTACAATCTGCCCAGGCACATCAACAGTGGTCAATGCAGCTTTAACCGGCACAGAAATTCGTTTATTGCCTTCGATGCTGGATCGGATGTCTTTCATCACTTCAGCAGAAACGAACTGCTGACCAACAGACTGAATGACATCTTTTGCAGCATTAAGCGGCATCTGTGCAGCAACGTGCTGCTCAAGCTCACCCAATGAGTTTTTGATGGTCTTCATCGCCTCATTGAGGGCGTTATGCTCGGTCGCAATTTTATCAACAGCGGCCTTGGTTTCAGTTGAAAGCTGACCTGAGCTTTTGGCTTCGTTCAGCGCTTTTTCTGCTTTTTCACTGAATTCAGCAGATACTGTTTCCAGTCGGGCAGATACTTTCGTCAATAATTCATTTACATCAGACATGCTTTTTCCTTATTCGCCGAGCGAGGCCAGCGCATTTTTAAGTGAGTTAAGTGCTTCAGGGTTGATTTGGTCGACAGCGCCCGGCTTGTCGTTTTTTTCGGTAGCAGCGCCCGGCATGCTACCCAGTGCTTTCAGGTGCTTCCTGCGCTCAGAGCGGGGCATACCCCCTTTAGCGAGGAAAGCGTCAATTTTTCGGATAGCGGCTGCGGGGCTTTCTTCATCACTGCTGATTTCATCAGCCGACAAAAGTGAATCAGCGAGCCCTCTGGTCACGGCATCACTACCGCCGATAAAAGACTCTTTATCCATGAGCGACTGAACGTCTTCAGGAGACATTCCTGATCGTGCTGCATAGATATCAGCCATTGCCTTATCAAACGGTTCTAAATAGTCGGCATACTCGCGAAAATCATTGCGGTTGCCAGCGGCCACAATCCACGCGTTGTGGATCATCAAAAAAGCACCTCGCCCTATCTGCACCTCATCACCCGCCATGGCAATAATTGATGCGGCTGATGCTGCAAGGCCGAGAACTTTAACCGTCACTTTCCCCTGGTATTCTCGAAGAATGTTGTAGATCGCCAGACCTTCAAACATGTCGCCACCGGGCGAGTTAATGTGGACAGTGACGTCATCGCCTCCAATTGCACGTAACGCCCCCGCGATACGATTTGCGCTTACCCCATCCCCCCACCAGTCCTCACCAATAACATCAAAAATTGTTATCGTATTTTCGCCAGTCTGCGCTGCAGCACGGATACTCCCATCCCAGCGATCAATAGCTGCTGCTGGCAGGTCACGTTTACCGGATGCGAAAAGCCGCCCCGCCGGCGCTGCCGGAAGAGTTTTCATCTTCGTCATTTTTTCTCCTAAGCCGCTTTTTTAAGCGGTGACTGTTCCGGTGGAATATCCGGGAAGAGGAAGGCGTGAAGCTTCATGATATTGCTGGCCTGAGCACCAATATTGTTGGTCCCAAGCTGCTCAAGCGGTGTCAGGTTTAACTGAACGGTGTAAATCTCACCCCCTTCAATTGGCGGAAGATTTTCCAGTCTGCGAACATCATTGCGTGACATCCATCCGTTCTGAAGTGCACTAGTGTAGTAGGCTGCTCGCCCTGCGCTGTCGGCACGCAGAAGCCCTTCGACAGAAAACTCAGCAAAAACTTCATCTTCATTATCGAGAAGGCATCTTGATATTTCCTGCTCAATGTTCACCAGCAGAGGGCGCAGCGTATGGGTCAGAAACTGGAGATTCATGCCTTCGAGGCTTGAGGCCCAACTGCTTTGTTTTTCGGTGTGTCCCACCATAAAAGGCGGCACTCTGAACCACCTGCAGATTTCAGCGATACTAAAGGATCGGCTTTCAAGCATCTGAGCATCTTCAGGGTTCATGGTAACGCCCTGATATTTCAGTCCGCCCTCAAGCACCATGATCTTCCCGGCATTTTTAGAGCTGGTAAAAGCCTCCATATACTTCCTGAGCCGTGCACGCTGGTCGTCGTTCAGAGCGCTTTCTGATGAGAGAAAGCCGGATGTCTGTATGCCGTTTTCAAAAATTTTTGCCGCAGACTGCTCAACCGATAATGCAGAGCCGATTACGTCACGCCCTGCCATCATCGGCATCATCCCGCATACGCCATCAAGACCAAATCCTCTGATGTGCATCATGTTTTTAACGGGTATGACACGTTTAACTTTTGACTCTGTGTAGGTGTACTCAAGCAGCCCATTATCAAGGCGCTTAACAACCATGTTTTGCGGCAAAAGCGGAACCAGCGAGACAAGCTTTGGACCGACATATTTCTTTTCGATAAACGCATTACCGCGAAGACATATGCTGGCAACGACCATCAGCATGAATCGAGACGGCGTCATTTCAAGGTTCGGCCTGCGACATAAAACAGCATACGCCGGATGATTTGTTGCTGGCTTCCTTGAACCATCAGGCTGGCGCTCGTAAATCTTCAGTGGAAGGGTTGATACAGACTCACTCAGAAGCCTGACGCAAGCCCAGACAGCAGACAGGCGCATAGCTTTTTCGGCTGTAACAACCTGTCCGCTGCTACTCGTTCCAAACCACTCCTCCCAAAAGGTCCCTGTCGTCAGGCTGATGGGAACGCCAAGCCAGTTAAGCAAGGCGGATTTGACCTTGCCTGGCTGTTTTTGTTTTTTCATCAGAAACCTATCATTATCGGGTTTTCGAAGAATCCACTGAGGTCCTGAGCATCTTCACCACCATTAACCAGCATTCGACTTTTGGCAGTGAACAGCGCGACCGGCCCGTCAATTTTGTTTTCAGGCGTGGACTTGTTTGGGAAAATGTTGTCGTTTTTGTCAGGCTTAACCGTGACGTTTGACATCATCCAGGTCATGACAGGGTTTTCGTCATGGTGGAATTTATTGCCGTAAATTTCTGCCTGAACAGATTTCATTGATTCTGATAAGTTTTTTACCGTCTGAGCAACCTCAACCAGCGGTAAACCCTCTTCAGCTAGTGACAGGCTGAACTGAACGGCACTCCAGGGATCGAACGCAATCTCCTTAATATTTTCCCCCTGGACCCACTTCACTATGTCCGCCTTGATCATGGCGTGGTCGATAACGTCACCATCGGTCAGCTCAAGATAACCGGCTGCAGACCACTTCCTGTAAAGCTCAGCAATGTGAGCAGGAGCGGTTTCAAGCCTTCCTTCCGGTATCCAGAAGCGTGACTGCATATGAGTTTCCCCGGATGGGTCACGCCATGTCTTGACAGCTGCGCAGATATCAATCTTGTTGGCGAGGTCAACGCCCACCCACATCGGCCAGGTTTTACGGTCTTCATCAGCGCCGAGTTTCGGCATTTTTGACCAGCGATCCATGTCCATCCAGGCGCTTTCTGCCGTAACCCAGATGTTAAGGTGTTTGGTGAAAAAGTTTGGACGAGCTGCAACCTGCTCTTTTGCCTTTTTGGCAAGGCGGCGCATATCGTCCCAGCGCTTACAAATACCCAGTCCGGGATTAGCTTTAGGCCAGTTCGTCTCATCAAACGGGTCGTCTTGCTCATCAAGCGTGTAAATGACGGCAAAATAGGTGTCATCATCAACCACACCGCGCAAAACCTTTATGGCGTAATCACGCTGCTCAAAACAGATGCCCTCTTTGTTGGTCCCTGCTGTAGTAATGGCAAACAGCAGCGACTGAAGACGGGCGCCTGTCGCCGTTTCCAGTACATCCCAGACATCGCGGGTCCGGTGAGCATGAAGCTCATCAACAATTCCGCAGTGGATATTGAGGCCGTCAAGGTTGTTGGCGTCGCTCGAAAGGGGTTCAAACTTGGAAGCTGAGCGCTCCTGATGAATATTCAGCTTCACATGACCGAACAGCCGCCCCAGCGTCCGGGGCGCTTTCTTAATCATGTTTTTGGCATCGTCAAAAACGATGCGAGCCTGATCGCGTGTAGTGGCCGCAGAATAAACCTCTGCGCCACCTTCCCCGTCAGCCCCGGTCATATAAAGACCAACCCCTGAAGAAAGGGTTGATTTGGCGTTTTTACGGGCCACTTCGTTATAAGCAGTGCGAAAACGGCGAACCATAATCAGATCGCCATCTTCATCAAAAACGTGCCCGCCCGTCACCTCATCGACCAGTGGGATGACAAAGCCATACAAATTAATGAGGATGAAAATATGCCAGGGCATCAGCTCAATCGGCTTACCCGCAAGAGCGCCTTTGACATGAGGAACAAAATTATAAAAGTCGAGAATATGCTGAGCGCGGTCCTCACTGAAGTAGATACCGCGTTCCGGCCCATGCTCTAAATCATTGAGAAAACGCTGACACGCCAGGCGCACCAGTTCGCCAGCAACGATCTCGCCAGACAGCACGCTCTCGGCGTACTGAATACCAGCCTGAACAGTTGCCATTCATCATTTGCGCTTTTTAAGAAACTCTTCAAGGGGATCGGCTTCAGCAGGGCCCTTAGCGCCAACCTTAGAACGGCTGGCCGGGGTCATGCCAAATTCAGTGAGCATCGCCCGAATGCGCTTCCACGCATCGGACTTCATTACTGCTGCCGGATGAGCTTTAACAATATCCTCGCCGGTTGCTGACACCGTCTTATAGGTGTAGCCCTCTTCAGCCAGAACATCACAGTGTTGACGGTACTCGGTGTAGGCCTCAATCAGCAGCTCAAGGGCTTTCCCGTCGAGCGTGGTCATGACACCAACGGCATCAAGCTCTTCGCCAATTCGCTTGAACCAGTACTTCCCCATCTTATCCAGATGCTTTGGAATTGGGGGTACCCCTGACTTAGGTTTTGGCTCGTTTTTGTTTATCGCGCGTTTTGATGGGTTCCCCTTCACCAAAGCCAGATGTGTCGGGGTTTTCGGCGGTCCTGGCATAATCGAAAACTCCTATTAATCACTGGTTGGGTCACCCCAAAAAAAGTTTTCTAACCTGCGGCGATGCGAAAAAAGGTTAGGCGGCGGTCCTTAAAGGCGAGAGGGGTGAACTTTCGACCCGCCCTCCCCCTGATAAACGATAATGGCTCTCATTTGAGGTGAGATAGTTACATTTGAAACCACTTTGATGATATTGATTATCATTTCAGCCTTTCTTTTGCGGTTTTACTGCGGTGGCAGGGCCAGCACAGGGCCTCAAGGTTGGTATCATCATCGGTACCCCCATGTGCTTTTGGTACGATGTGGTCAACGGTCTTGGCTGCTGTTGGCCTTCCGCTTCTCAGGCAGTTTTGGCAGAGATGCCGATCACGCTGCAGGATGCGGGCCCTTATCACATCCCACTTGCTGCCGTAGCCGCGCTCATGCCTGCTCTGTCCCTGCTGATGCTGCTCCCAACCATGATTGCGGTGAGCTTCACAGTAACCTGAGCGGTCAGTAGTGGTCTTGGCGCAGCCGTGCTTCCTGCATGCTCTTGGTATCAGTGCTGGCATCAAGTCTCCACGCCCTGCGGCGCTGTGTGCGTTGCTCATTGTCCGGGTGCTGCTCAACGGTGTCTGAGTCTGCATGGTCAACAAGTGAATAGCATGGATAGATAACGTCGCCGCCATAGGCATCACCAACGGCGTAGTCTGCTGGCTTTGCGCTGTCCCATCTTGCAAGCACATCACTGATACGTTGTTGCGGTATGCTGTAACAGACGCCGTGAATCAGCCTGCTCATGGTGATGTAGTCAGTCTGGCGCTGGTCGCTGTCAATAAGCTTTGTTGCCACCTCAAGCTGATACTGTGGCGGCCTGCCAGTGCCTAAATAGAAAGACAGCAAATCATCAGGGAATCGGTCAAGCCAGGCTGCTACCTTTTCGGTGAAGCCACCTACCAGCAGCGCATCGTCTTCCAGTATCACTACGCGGCAATCCTGATGGCTGGCCCACTCAATGGCGCGGCGGTGATTCCAGTTTGCGCCGTGCTGATCTTCGTCAATTAGCAGGTGAGCACACAGCAAGTTCGCGAGTTGCTTTGCCTGCTGCATGCGCGTGTGATGGCCTACAACAACGAACTTGATATCACTCATTAGGCGCTGCCTTTATTCAGACGAAAAAAAACCGCCAACGGCGGTCAGGTTTTTACTCTTCCCTTTCGGGTATTCGCATGGAAAACTTTTCGCCTGTCTCACTGACAAAAGTCAGGTATTCAAACCCAGCCACATCTACACTTGCGGCTTTACATGTGTATTTCCCTGAATTTAATGCGCTAACCAGTTCACTTATACGCGTAACGGCATATTCATCCATTTTTTTATTGCCGTTAAACACATGCTGGATGGTTGGGCTGGCGTCAATAATATCGATGAAACTTGGAAGATAATCGACCGTAAGAAGAGCATCATGAATGAAAATGCAATCTGCTATTGCCATGCCTTCATATTGCTTGTAGCTAATTCTCAGGCTTTTGAGGACGTCTGCCGGATGGCGCTTTTCACCATTTTGCGCCGCTCCAATCAAGTCATATCTTAATTTCATATGTAACCCTTCACTTATGTCGCCACCAAGCGCACTCTTTACCGAGGCCTTCTGATTTAAACACGGTATGAACTTGCGGGCCAGTCACCAACCGATCAGCATAACGATGCGCCACAATGCCAAAGGCGAGCATATCACCAACAGCAGCCGCGGCTTTCTCTTTGTGCCAGTAACGCAACGATTCGATATGATAAAACAGCCGGATAATCCCATGCGCTATTAACATCACATCATCGCGGGTTCCACCCAACAGGCCAGCGTTTAACATCACGTCATTGTGATGCTCATCAATGAATGACTGATAGATAGCTTCAGGATGAGACTGCTTAGCCCACGAATCAGCGTAAGTCTTAGGCTCAGAGCCAACGTAAATATTGCCCTCTTCCATTTCCTGCCAGGGCTGCTGAAGCATCTCTACATCAGTGCCATCTGTACACCAGACAAAGTGATATTCAGGGTGATCGCGCAAGTGCTGCCAGATATGCAGCCAGCGCCGGAAGTAGACATTCATCTTCACATCCGACACACGAAATAACTCAGCATCAGCCGGAACAGTCTCCAGCTCATCAGCCAGGACGATGCGGCCACAACCACTGAGCGATGACGCCCACTTAGCCAGCAGGTCAGGTGAAGGTGTTATCTTTGTGCCGCGCTGCGGGTCCGGCTGGCTGGTCAGTAACGTGGTGATGACGACATTGCGCTTGTCGCGGTACTCAGCATATCCGGTGTAGCCACTGTTACGGCGCTCATTGTGAATCGTCACATTGCGCTTAACCTGTGCTTCACGGTCTGGCTTTGGTACGGAACGCTCAACGGCCTGATGCTCATCAAGCGAGTAAATAAGTTTTTCAGAACCGACCACGTCAGCGAATGCCCATGACGTGAGCCCGGCATTGTGAATACGTAACGCTAAATCTGAGTGATCATACATGCCGCGCTGATAGATGGGGTCAAAGCCGCCAACCTTTTCGATCACACTGCGATGGTAGTAAAGCATCACGCCGCGCTGGCCCGTATAGGCAACGTGCTTATCGTCACGGTAAAGCACAGATATGTCGTTAAGCTTTTGGCCTGTCGCGAAGTCCTGAAATTGATATGCCAGATGCGGCTCGGGTGAATCGATATAAGGCTGCTCCCATCCACCAGCTACAGGCCATGCGTCATCATCCCAAAGGAAAAGATGCTCACAGCCTGCATCCATCAGCGCCTGTAAGCTGGCGTTCTTTGATGCCACGATTCCGCGTGACACGTCACGGCGAATAAATTTGACTCCAGCCGGAACAGTTACCGGAACGTTGGACCCGTCATCAATCACAACCACCAGCGCACCAGCAGGGAGGAACTTAAGCTGATGATCAAGCGCGCGGGATAAAACGTCATGGCGGTTATGTGTGCTGATGGCTATACCGATATTTGATGCCCGTTCAGTCACTGGCTCATAGGCAATCCCATCAATCACGACGTCCATTCAGAGTTTCCTGCTGGTCAGATAGATATAACCCTCGGCAATGGTGAAACCACCAGCCGATGATTCATTGTGTTTATGCTGAAAAGTGAACTCAGTGAGTGCAGTTTTCAGCACAAAATAAAAACCGCCCGTAGGCGGTTATGATTCTCTCTTTGGGCATGCTAGCTGGGCCCGGGCTAACCAGGCTTGCCACATCATGGAATCCTCAGCGTACAGGGCATTGAATTCACGCCCCTCTGCATCGAGAAACCACTTACTGAAGATTTCAAACTCTTCGGCTTCTTCTTTTTCTGTCAAGAGAACATCCTTCCATTCGACTCTAAGAATAATAACCGATGGTGATAATTCAACTCAGGGAATGCAGTTTTCAGCACAAAATAAAAACCGTCCGGAGGCGGTTCAGTTAGTAGAAAGTATTAGGCTTCGCAGAATGCCCGTTGAATTTGCTCATGTAATGAAAAAGCTGATCTCTTACAAAATCAAGGGGGCCATTAGTATTTTGAGCACTAGTGCCATCATGAAAACTGGTTTCCCATTGCCTTATCAGAGGACTAATTCCAACGGTTTCAATAATTCTCCCCTTTACAGCTCCTACCCCATTAATATGGAAAACATATTCCTCTACGATCTTATGTGGTAATGACATGAAACCTCCTTATTAGTGAGAGGTTTTTTTATCACAATTCTTTATGATTCGGGTAGTATCAGCTTCGCAACGCTTCACAGCGTGGCTAACCGTTATCCCTTGTCGGAGGATTCTTTAGCAGTCAGCATCTGGCCGGGCTACTGCACGACAGGCCCACATACAGGCTTCCTGCATCTTTGTTCGGGCAATTGACAGGCAACGACCTGCTTCATTCGCTTCCGCAGAATGATTTCCTGTCATCTGCAATTCGTCCTGAACCCATGATTTCTGCACTTCAAGCAAAGTGCAAAAATCACGACTTGCCTGTTTTAGCTGGTTCATGTCGTCGATTTCTTTGGGTCCAAGCGTGCGATAGCCTTTTACTGTGCTGCCGTCTTGCGGTTTTGCTTCGCTCATTAGGTTTTAGCCTTCTCAGTTGGTTTGATTGGCTTCACATGCGTGAACATGAAGCCTTCATATGGCAGTGGCATGTAGCAGGCCAGCAGTGTGATCAGGTCAAAGAACCACTCAGGCACACCGTTAGCAGCGCACACATCAGGTTCGCCTGATTCCATATTGCGTAAGTAAACCGGAACGATATTGGCGAACAGACCGGTATGCTCCCACTCGCTCTTATTAACCCTGCCGAAGAATATTGCCATCTTATTTACCTGATTCGATGCGACGGATAGCAGCGCGGTCAATGTTGCACTGCCCCAGAGCGCCGTATAACTCTGCATTGAGGCTTACGCTGTCACCGAACATCATTGGATCGGACGGCGCTGGCGCTTCAATCGGGCTTGTCAGTTCTGCCGGAAGGTTTAGCCGTGGCTGGCTGATTGTCCTGTACTCCACTTGCGGCTTTTGCTGCACTCCGCAACCTGTCAGCAGCATCAGCGGGAACAGGAGCAACAGCGCACTTATCCGCTGCAAGATATTGCTTGATTTCATTCTGTAGTTTCCGGTTCTGCTGGGCTGTTACGGCGCGTTGTTCGGTGACCTGCCCCATTACTTCATTCTGGTGCTTAACGGCTGTAACAAGCTCGTTAACGCTGGTAGCAAGGCCGTCATTTTTGGAACGCAGGTCGTTAATCTGCTCGTCTTTGCTGTTCGCCAGCTTTTCAAGGCGCTGATTGGTTGCCTCAAGCTGTGAACTACGGGCATTTAGCATCCAGAGAGCCAGGCAGATAAGGCCAATGACGATGACAGGTGAAAAAGTTTTGACGAGATTTAATGGGTTCATGAGATGAATACCTCTCGCTCTGCGGCGCGGCGTTTAACGAGGCCAGCTAATTTCTTGCCACCTGCGTTAACCCATTTTCCAAACTCATCTGCTGCGCCAGCGAAGTCACCTGCGTTAAGCTTTTTAAGCAAAGTGGATTTAACGAAGTTGCCGGAACCCAGGTTGAAAACAAATGACGCCAGCGCATCGAACTGGTTTTGTGTCAGCTTCACCTTAACGTTGGTGTTGATGGTCAGCTCTGCCACCAGCAAATCTTCACGCAGATATTTGTCAGCCTGCTCGCCGGTAATCACATCACCCATCTTTACACCATGCGTATGCCCGTAGCCGATAGTGGGAATGCCTACGCTGTCGCGATATGCCTCAAGCTTCAGGCCTTCGAAGCGCTTAATCAGGTCCATGCCATTATTGCTGGTTTGCATCAGTATCCCCTGTTTTTCTGGCTATCCATCCGCGCAACTTGTCGCTGATGTAGTCATTACCCACATACCCGATATAAACCGCGAATACCTGTGCGGCAGCGTCAGGGATGTTCCAGTTAAATAAAGCGCCCATTACCTGAAGCGTCGGACCAGCGAAGAACGCCAGCGCACTACAGGAAACAGCGTCGAGAACCCGCTTACTCCACGGGCTTTTTGCATAGGCACTGCGTAATAGTGAAAACATGCCTGCTACCCCGGCATATCCCCATTCTGTTTTGTGGGCATACAGCCACAGCAGCACTGTGGCCCAAAAGCCCGGGTCTTTTTCTGGAGGCATGCGCTTAGTTCCCGCCACCTGGATGATGGCGGCTTGTCGTTGAGGAAAAGATTGCGTATCGCCACGGCGTCAAAGGGTAAGTGGTTGCTGATTGGCGAGCGCAAAAACGAAAAAAGGCCGCACGATGGCGACCTCTTGGATTTTGATCGGGCACAAAAAAAGCTCACATATGTGAGCTTAAATGTTTCCGAACTGTTTATTTTATCTAACCAATCCGATATGTTGGTATTGGATTTTCCCTGTGTTCGCTACTTAGCATCTCCAACTTCAGATATCTTCGCAGGATGGTGAAGTTGGAGACTTTTTTTTCTAAACAGAGCCTTGAATCTTAACTTAAGAGCCATCAAGAAATCATTTAGCAAAACTAATACTTAGCCCCAACCAGAACAACTAACCTTAAGTTCAACTTTAACTATACTAAAGCATAGTAAGCTAAGAGTAAGTCATTACTTTTCAATA